CAATACTTAAAACGTTTGCGATTTTTTGAAACATGGTCAAAGAAGTTCTTAATAAAATGGTAGCACCACTTACTCTGATGGTGCTGTTGCTTCTTGTGGGACTGATGCCTCTGTATCTGATGGCTGGGTTGATTCGGGTACAGCTTGAGTCTCAAGGATCTGCTGTTCCAAAATCTTCATCGCACCATTAGTCTCATGTAAAGCAATCCATAATTGCTCTCTTTGTTGAGCTAATTGCTGTAATCTTTCTTGTAAATTCATAATTTAATAGAGTTTTTTACCACTTACTATAGCTGCATCAATAGCGGTAAAATCTTCAGATGTCCAGATAGAGGTCGTTCCATCAGTTTTTGTGTAAGCCTTAATAATTTCAAGATGCTCTACATTACGCTTGATTTTGTCTTTAAAATCAGCATCAGTTTCATTTGATCCTTGAGCAATACCGATAACAGTTACGCTATCGCCAGCAGCAGAAAAGATTTCTGCAATTTCATCTGCGGTTCTTTCTTCCATAATAAAAAATTAAGTTACTTTTAGTTTACCCTGCTTCCAGGGCTGTGACTTTACTTGATAACTCTTTTATAGCATTTACAAGTATTGGTACAAGTTTGCCATAACTTGCCTCTAATCTATTAGGGTTTTCGTCTAATACCATATTTAGGTAGTCTGCATCATTTTCTTTTTGTACTGCCTGTAAATCTTGAGCAATAAAACCATGTTCATACGATCCATCTTTAACATTTCCATCTCTACTAGCCCACTCAAACTTTACAGGTTTTAATTTCGTTATGAACTCTAAGCCCTCGGGCAAATCAATTATGTTTGTCTTGTCTCTTGCGTCTGATAAAGAAGATATGGTTTGTGTGTTACAACGAAGTGTAGTATTATTTGAATTACCTAAAACTATTTCATTATTTACAGTTCCAGAACTAGGTTGTGACGCAGCACCAAAACAATGATTATTGTCACCAGTGGTGATGGCAGTACCAGCACCGTATCCATATATAGAATTTAATTCACCATTAGTAATAACAGCACCAGCATCAAAACCTATTACAGTATTATAATTAGCTGTAGTTGCTGCATCAAAAGCTAAATGACCTATAGCTATATTTTGAACTCCAGTTGTAACATTTAAAGCTGCATCTACGCCAAGCGCAACGTTTGAGCTTCCAGTTGTGTTATTTGCTAACGCATCAAAACCAACTGCTGTGTTGTTAGATCCAGTTGTATTATCTCGAAGTGTTCTGAATCCTAAAGCAGTTATACCAGTTGCACTTGTACATTCTCTTGCAGCGTAAAAACCAACAGCTACGTTTTGTGTTGCGGTTGAAAATCTTAACGCTTCTCCTCCAATAGCTGTACTTTGCTCTCCAGTTACACTTGTTGTTAAAGCTAAAACACCTACAGCTACGTTATTTTGACCAGTTGTGTTTTCCTCTAAAGCATGGTAGCCCACTGCTGTATTATTACCTGCTGTAGTATTTCGATTTAAAGCACCATTACCTACTGCTGTATTATTAGATGATGTAGTCATATCGCCTAAAGCATTCACACCCACTGCTGTATTATATGATCCCGTAGTTGTTGCATCACCAGCATAAGCACCAAAAGCAGCGTTCTGTGTTCCAGTGGTGTTTAGAGCTAAAGCATCTCTGCCAACTGCGGTGTTGTTTGAAGCTGTTGTATTTTTCTCTAAAGCTTGTGCACCTACAGCAGTGTTAGCTTGTCCAGTAGTGTTTGTTTTAAGTGCCTCGTGACCTACAGCAACATTATTAGCAGATTGTAATGCAAAGCCAGCAGTATTACCAATACAAACATTTTGATTAGCACTATTTGAAGCATCTTCCATTACACTTCTACCAATGCCTATATTGTTATCTGCAGTGGTATTAGTTTGTCCAGCCCTTCTACCTATGTATGTATTATTACTTCCAGTGGTTACAGCAGTACCAGCCCTATAACCAACTGCTACGTTTTCAGCCCCCGTAGTAAGAGCATCAAGACACTCTGAACCAATCGCTGTGTTACTGCTTCCAGTTGTGTTTGTTATTAAAGAATGATAGCCAATAGCAGTGTTGTTGTCTGCTGTTGTACTATTATTAAGAGCGTTTGCTCCTACAGCAGTATTGGCTGTTCCAGTTGTGTTTTCACCTAATGCAGCAATACCAATAGCAGTGTTGTTGCTTGCGGTTGTATTAGCGTCTAAGGCGTTAGTTCCTAGAGCAGTATTATTTGTACCAGTTGTGTTCGCTTTTAAGGCAAAATAACCTACAGCTGTATTATTATCTGCCGTTGTATTTTCAAATAAAGCATTTACTCCAACTGCTACATTATTATCTCCAGTAGTGCAATCATGTAATGATGATTTTCCAATTGCTACATTAGTTTGTCCAGTTGTTATATTTTGACCAGCATAAGCACCAAAAGCTGAATTATCTATACCTGTAGTAAGTGCGCCTAAAGCTGTAAATCCTACTGCGGTCTCATTATTTCCTGTGGTACAAGCATCTAAAGTGGTAACACCTACAGCTACATTGTTTTGGCCAGTTGTGTTTACGAGTAATGAGTTTACACCAACTGCGGTGTTATTATCTCCTGTATTATTAGTCGCTAAAGCTGATTTACCAACAGCAGTATTCAAAGTTCCAGTACTGTTTGATTGTAAAGCATTTTGTCCTATTGCGGTGTTACTAGATGCTGTTGTGTTTGAAGTTAAAGCACCTTGACCTACAGCTACGTTTGAACCTCCTGTTGTATTAGCATCTAGAGAATTATGACCCACTGCTGTGTTACTAGCTCCAGTTGTGTTTGACAGTAAAGCAAAATAACCTATTGCAGTATTGTTAGACGCTGTAGTGTTTGCCATTAAGGTAGCAGTACCGCAAGCCACGTTATTTGTTCCTGTTGTATTAACTAACAAAGAGCTATTTCCTATTGCTACATTGGCATCTCCTGTTGTGGCTGCACTTAAAGCTGAATACCCAATAGCAGTATTACTATTTGCCGTAGTATTAGCATCTAAAGCTAAAGCACCCACTGCTACATTCTGCGTTCCAGTTGTGTTTTGTTCGAGTGCATTAGATCCAATTCCAACATTATCATCTGCTGTTGTTTGAACATAACCTGCTGAAAAACCTAAAAAAGTATTTCTCAAACCTGTAGTTAAATCCCTTCCAGCATCAGAACCAATTAAGACATTATTTTGTCCTGATGTCATATCTTCACCAGAACCCTTTCCAACCGCTACATTATTCTGACCCGAAGTTAATGCTGTTAAAGAATTTTTACCAATCGCAGTATTATTTACACCAGAAACAGAAGCATCTAAAGCAGATTCTCCAAGAACTGTATTACCAGCAACAGAGTTTGCACCTTTACCAATATTTATTGAATTTATTGTTCCATCAACAGCAAAGGCTGGCCCACCAGTAAGGGTAAATAAATTTATGAAAGCGTTTCCAGATGTATTATTAAGTTGCATAATACCTGAAGTGGTATTAGCAAAAAATTGACTTGCATAGTTTGTAGATGGTGCAGACGCTCCAGAATTGTTAGTTGCAACAGCTTGAAAAGCATCTTGTAAATCTAAACGGACCGCTTGTCCAGTTCCATTATCTATTACAAAATCATTTTGGCTCATTGTCTAATCCAAATTTTTATCTAAGTATATCCTACTTTAAAATTAACTACCACGCCCAAATCCAGTAGCAGCATATTTGAAATCTCTATTTACAAAAGTTTCATTTCCTAAAGTATCTCTATTTTTTACGTTTATTGTAAAACCTGTTGCAGTAATGCTTGGAATGGTAAAGAAATCACCAGCCTGTCCATTTTCAATCGTAATACCAACAGAAGGCTTAACACTATCTGCTGCAACGCTAGTACCAGATTGACCTGTAAAGAAACTATTTGTAAAAGTTACTGATTTTGTAGATGTACCAGAAGCAATCAAACCATTTGTTGCCCCTGGATTACCAAGACTTGTTTCTGTCCTACTTTCTAATTCGGCTGTATATCCAAGTTGATCTATTTCAATACTTTGTGCTGGGTCATCTGAATCCATATCACATCTAAACTTAAATCCTCTTGCAACATATACACCATTTACAAAAGGATTAAATTGTGAAAATTCAGCACTATATGTGCAATTACCACTTGTAGTCAATGAAGTTGCAGAAGTAAGTGTAAATGTATTTGCACTTGGCACACTTTGAATTTGATAGTCACCATCAACACCCGTTCCAGAAGTAAAATCAACAGTAACAAAACTACCCACAGAGTATCCATGATCAGTTTTTGTTATTGTTATTGTTGTTCCAGATATTGCATAAGTAGCAGAAACCGATAAATCAGGATCTTGGTCAGTTGTCGCAACCAATAAAGACGCTCCAACATCAAAAGCAGTTGCCTGATCGAAGTCAGTCCAAGTATTAATTAAAGCAGTTCTTTTATCAAATAAGTCGTTAGGATAAAAACCTTGAGTAACCATGTGTCTGCGTAATCTTAAAGGTTGTTTTCCTCCTAAATCTAAAGTATTTGCAAAACTATATGAACCACCAGTTATATCTACAGCACCTAAAAAGTCGAAATCAGCAATTCCATTAAAGTCAGTGACATCATCTAAAGTTACTAATGAACCAAGAACAAGACCATCAACTTCATCACTTACAAAACAATCAACTTTTGTGCCTTGAAATGGTGGTGAATCATTGTCCTCTCTATCTTCTATAACAGTTAATTTAGGAAATGCATCTGGTTGTGTTGATAGAACAACCACTGAAGCATCACCAGCACTTAGTCGACCACCATCATCTCTAAACTTAAGAATATATGTACCATTTACAATATTTGGAACGATTGACTCACTAACTGATCCTGGAAGTTGAGGAATAACATCAACAGAATTTGTAAAAGTCGCACCAGATGTAAGATTAGAACTTCGGATTACCACGTTTCCACCATGAGTCACATCAACATCTGTTGATTTATCAAAACGTATTCTTAAAAATTCATCTGATAATGGCTCGATTTTTACATTTTGAACATCTGCTGGTCTTGCAGTTTTACCTTCAGCTAATAATTCAAGTGATGAAGGTGTTAAACTTGGTTCAAATAAGGCATTATAACTAAAAACTTCAAATTTATAAGTTCCAAGTTCACTATCAAATATTTCAAAAACTGGACTTTGTACAATAGTCGTTTGGAAACTACCATTATTAAGTTTATGTTTTACTGAATATTGTGAAACACCTGCAACTGGCGACCAACTCAATAGTATTTTACTAACAGCCCTATCGCCTAAAACTACAATTAATTCTTGTGCAGATAAGTTACTTGGTGGTGATTTTGTTTCAATAAGATTTTTTATTACAGGTATAGTTATTGCTGAACCATCTTCTACAAAATCATATTTATCAGAATTATGAAATATTCCTGTGATTGTAAATAAATTATTTTCTTCTTTAACACTTAAAACTCTAAAATCTTCTGTAATAGATGCTGCTCTTTCTAGTAACCAAACACTATTTGCTTGTGGTGCTGAAGCAAATGCACTTGATACTGTGATTACAGATCCAGATATTGTAGATATTGTCTGGGTTTCTAAAGTACCATTACTTAGTATCACTGATAGTTTATCTCCAGTTTCTGCTTCAGTCGGTAAATCTTTTGTATTATCAACAGTAATTTCTGTTGTAGTAGCTGCTGATATTCTTCCTGACCTTCTTATTCCACTACGTACAGGATCTTGAATTGTAACCACCTGCATAGGTCTAATTAAAGATCCAGCATCAGCAGTTGTAGTAAATGCCACTGTTTCAGTTTCATTATTTTGTGTGTAAAGATGCCATAAACCCATTCTTCTTGCTTGTGCTTGGTCACTACAACCTATAGCTTCTATATTTTTTACAACCACACCAAATTTTGCTTGATTTGAGGCAGTATCTTCTACAGTTTCATATTCAAAAGTTCTAGTTTCATTTTGAAAATATTTAACATTGACGACTGTATCTCTTGTTTGTTTACTAGCACTCGTATAGACAAAACCACCTTCTGTCACATTTGCATATGAGAAAAAATAACTTGATGTAGTGGGTCTATCTTGTGCAACAGTAATTTTAGAATCTTCAAAATATAAACTAGCTCGCATTGTTGATGCAATTTTATTTAAAAGCGTATAAGCAGGTGTAGATTCTTGAATAACAATATTACAGCTAAATCTAGGGCCAGTTCCACCCTGCCCATTATTAATTAAAGTTGAGTTATATTCAGAAGCTCTATAAAAAGAAAACTTATCAACTTCATCTTCAGTTACAAAATCACCAAACCCCGCCCTTGATTCAGTGATGAGATCATAGAGCACCCAAGCTGGATCATTACACCATTCTTTTGTTGTTTTTAGTGTTCCATTAAAATCACCACTAAAAGATAAAGAACCATCTGACCTGACAGTTGCATTATGTGGTATTTTTACTAACCGCCCTCTAATACGATACATACGCTGAGGTACTGATCTAAATATTTCAGCATCAAAACGTAATGCAGCGACAGCGGTATTAGCAAAAGTAGGTTGTTCAAAAACTAATTCAGTTATAGATGTTAGCTCAAAAGTATTAAATAATGTATCATCTGTGCTGTCATCAGTAACCCTTTCAACAGTTAGTGTCAAAGGAAAGCTGGAAGCATCAACGTTTACTCCTAATCCATCAGCCGTAACAGGAAAAACAATAATATGATCTTTAAAATAAGGTGATGTGGTTTTACCCGTTACTGTTGCACCAAGATGTTGTATTGAAGAGTTAGTCTGTACAGATACATCGTGTATTATTTGTCTTATAAGAGTACCATTAACATCTTCAAGTTTGATACTATAATCAACTGTTGTACCTACTATATTTCCATCAGTATTAATTTTTTGCAATCTTTGAAAACCAATAGTAACTCTTACTCCCTCTGTATTAGTATCTGTAATTGTTACTACTTGTGCTTGTGATTTTGTGACAGTTACACCCACAAGTCTATCTCTTTCAGTTTCTGCAATACCTCTAATATTTGTTTGATCTGATTTACCTACCTTTGCAACAAAAGCTGGTCTGGTTTCTGTTGTTCCAAAATTAAAATCTTCATCAGTAGGTGCTGTATCAGACGCAGTTTCTCGTAAAACTTGTACATTGTTTAAAAATACATCTTTAAGTGCTGTTCTGTTGTAATCATCAGTGCCTAAGGTATGTCCAGCATCTACGGCAGAAGGAAAACCAGCAATTTCACCCTCACATATTACATCTATCGTTGTTAAATGCTGACGAGATCCAACTTCGCCATCTTGCATTTGAGTGTCATAATATTGAATCGCACTTCCACCTTGTTGATAAAGAGTATGTTTGAAATCAGTATTATTGCGTGGTAATGTCATTTAACCTCCTAATTTGCAAACACTGGTGCTGTATCTGTTCCAGATGAAACAACGATTGATCCACAAAATACCTCTCCATATATCAAAGGTATGCAGACACCGCTACGGCTAACGTTTTGTATGCCATTAAATGAATAATTTACCCTTGTATCAGTTTCACTTAATCCTGAAAAACTAATTTGAGGAGTTTGTTGTGGAAATAACAAATTAGTAACACCACTAATTGCCATAGAAACTCCAGTTGCTATTAAAGCTGAGCCAAGGACAAATGCAAATGATGTAGCTGTTGCTGCAACAGTAACAGCAGCAGCACCTCCTCCAATAAGAATTGGTGCAACAAACCACCAGACAGATCCAGATACGATTGGTATTATTTTTATTTCACCCTCATTTTTTACAAGCAAATCTTCTTCAGTTTTAATCACATCATTATTAATCGTAATTCTGTACATATTTTCCATAATATGTGATTCTATTTCTGGATAATTACAAACTAAATACTTATAAACATCTTTCATATTTTTAACATCTGCATAATTAACGTGCCAACCTACATACTCTGCTAACCTTCCATAAACTTTTATTTTCCTTAATCCTTGTTCATCTTCTCTTCTTTTTCTATCAATAAATTTATCTTTTCCAAGCATAGGTTTATGTTTTTTGGGTTTGAGTTCTATACATTCATCATTTTCTGGATCAAAAATAAACCAAGATAAACCAATAAAATCACAATTTTTTATATCCTCTTCTGATGCAGTTAAGTTACCATCTGGATGTGAGTGACAAATATGTAACACAGTTCCAATCTCTTCGGCTTTTGCCCAATCATTTGGATCAATAACAAAACTATTTACACCCTCAACAGATATGTTTTTACAAGGATAATACTCTTCCTTACCATCAATATCTAAAACTAAACCACATGATTCTTGTGGTAATAAAGTTTTAGCATGATGTAAAGCGTGTTCTTGCCAAGTGTTCATGCGAAAGTACCAACAGAAGGAAAATCTTTTCTTGTAATTATTCTCTTAGGCGCATTACGATTTTGCAAGTCTAAAGACATTGCAAGTTCAAATTCAACAAAACTTTTACTTTCAATAGTTTTTCTATCTATAAAAAATGTTTGATTTTCATATGTAGTATTAGCAGGTGTTCCAAATGGATTTGTTCCAGAAGCAAAATTTTCATTATCAATAAACTTTAATAATGTTGTAATTCTTTTAAATTTCGCACCATTAAGATCATTTTTAGGTGTCGTCAGATTTGCCTGAGTCATTAATGCCGTAACAGTTGATAACAGGTTACTAATCCTTACTGTTGGTCTTGGTAATGTTTTTCTTTCTATTGAATATTCAAATCCATTAGCTTCAATTGGTATTCTCTGATATGTATTACCTTGAAAAATAACATTAAATGTTGTGTTCATATTTATTCCATTATGAAATCTACTTACATCGTTACTGCCATGTAATGCAGCAACTAAATGTATTTCAAACAATTCAATCTTTGCACTAGGATTAACTTTTTGTAGCTCTTCAGTAGGTATAGCCATTATGGTTCAAACACCTCCTCAAATGTTGCATTTATTGTAGCTCTATTTTTATAAGGAATTGTTTTAGACCAATTTTTACAGATAAAATTTGCCGTACCAGATTTAGTAACTGTGCAATTGCCAGATGTTGTTGCACTAGCACTAGCAGTAACGACAAAAGTATTTGCATCAGTTAAAGAAACAACAGAAAATGTTGCATCAGAAGCAGTGCCAGAAGTGAAATCTATAGTAATTGAATCGTTTGCAAATAATTGATGAGCAGTAATTGTAACAGTGATTGTAGTTCCACTTTGGCTATAAGTTCCTGTTTTTACTGATTCTTCTCCAGGTGGAGTAAAAGTAAATGATGCCTGATCTAATGCCCTTTCATTTAAAAAATATTCAATTTCATCACTTTCTGTCTCTGAAACATTAAAAATTAAATTTAAAAATTTTTTATTTTGATGGGCTGCTATTCCTATAAGTTGACGTTGTTGAAAACCATCAGCAAAAACTACAGTTTGTACATTCGGTCTACTTGATTTTTGAAAACTGTAAGCTGGTTGAACTGTGGTAGGAAAAGAAGCCATAATTAAGTATTAGATAAAAGACCACCAGAACGTTTCTGGTTAATAAGTTCAGCTTGTATAGCTGCTGCCAATACATTACCAAACTGATTAGCTTGTATATCATTCCCTTCAACAGAAGAACCAGAAGCATCTACATTTACAACTATATTTGTTGTACCACCAAGTTCATGATTTGGTGTAATCATTCCAGATACTCCTGGACTAAACATTTCAGGGCCACGTTCTCCTACGATATAACTTCCTCCTCTCATTACTGGCCCACCACTAGCTCTTCTTCTCAACATTCCTGATCCTCGAACATTAGATGTTGATCTATTTATAGTAGATATTCCAAAAGATCCTGGAAGTAAGTCATCACCACTAGGGATACCTGTAGCAGCAACACTTGTATTTGTTGCTCTCGACAAAGTATTTCCTAAAGGACCAATACTCATAAAGTTACTAAATAAACCAAGGATTCCAGCTTTGATTTGGTTTGCTAATATTTGTGCTGCCATATCTGCAAAATGATCTGCTGTACGCATAAAAAGATTACGCAAAGCTGCTTGAGCCGTCATTGAGCCAGTAATAATTCCTCTAAATGATTCTTGAAAACTACTTCCTATGCTTTGAGCTAAAGCATTTACTTGATTTAATGGATCGAGTAGTCTTTGTAATTCATCAGTAGGTGCTTTTATAATTGATTGTTTTCTAAGTTCTTCTGTTCTTCTTATTTGTAATTCTAAAATAGTTTTTGCATTATTAATCTCTTGTTGAACTCTTAACTCATCCTCTAATCTTTGTTCTTTTCTTATCTTTCTTAAACGACCTTCTGCTCCTACTCGTTCTTTAATTTGAAGATTTAATGCTTTATTCTTTTTAATAGTGAGTTCTAAAATTTTATTTTCTGCTGCTCTTGCCCCTTGTGTATTTAAAATTTCTAAAACTAGTCCTGCCTGTTCAAATCCTAAATTTTTCGTAATTTGATCCATCTGACTTAATATCGCAGCATTATCTTTTAAACTGGCAAGCATATTAAAAGTAGCTTCATCTCCGAATACTTTAGATAAAGAAATACGAGCAGCAGCACCAAATTGCTCAAAAGCTTTAAGTGCTTGTAATGCTTCTTCTTTTGTCATTTTCATTGATTTAGCAAATTCAGCTACCTGTTTTGCAGTAAATGTTGATGTACCACCTGTTGCTTCTATTGATCTATTTAAATCATCAATAGATTTTCTAAAATCAGTAGTTTCTTGTATTCTTTGAGCTATTGCAGTACCAGCAATAGAAAGTCCAAAACCAAAACCTCCACCTAAAGCACCGCCAGCTAAACCACCAATACCACCACCAGCAGCACCTATAGCACCTTGACCAAATAACAAAGGAAAACCACCACCAATTAAACCACTACTTAAAGCACCTGCTAGTCTACCTTCTGTTCCCCTGCTGTTAGCAAAGATTCCTCTCGGATTTGCACGTTGACCAAATCCGATCCTATTAAAAAAAGAAGGTCTTGCAGGTTGTGGGCCTATTGGAGACGCAAATTGATTTGGATCTCCAAAAACTGCTCTATTATTTGATGCACTTAATAATTGTGCTGTTTTACCTGTATTTTTATCAATTTTCTTTTGATGCCTTAATTGTGCTTTCATTACAGCACTAAAAGCAGGCCCGATGGGTCTGTCAAATTGTGTAGTCGGTCTGATATTAAATCCAGAAGCTTCTCTCGATGCTCGACTTGCTTCAAGATTTCTTAAAATTCTTGGATTATTATTTACTGTCATCATTGGCATTGGACCTTGCATTGGGCCAAACATTGGGCCTTGCATTGGTAGTGGACCAATAAATGGTTGAGGTCCAAAAGGAACAGAACTTCTACCAGCTATCCGATTTTGATTCCTTCTATTTCTATCTATAGATTTTTGTGTAGCAGTATCAAAAACAGTAGGACTTGATACTTGTGAAGCAACTCTACTGAATTGTGCAAAACCTGATTGATTGCGTCTTATACTTTCTAAAAGTCTTTCTCTTTGTTGATATTCTTTATTTAAATTTCTTTCTGCTACTACTAATTCTCTTGCAGCCCTTTTCTGCATTAAAGTTCCTGATGCAACAGCATTAAAACTTGCTTTTGCATCTCCTAATACTCTGGTTAAATTATCAAAACTTTTTATAAATAAACTTTGATCTTTAGCGAGATTTTTTAAAGTTTTATTTAAACCTTCTACTTGTAATTTTGTAGTTTTTACATCTTTATTAAAAGCAGTTAGTTTCTTAGCACCTTTTAAAGCAACAGCAATATCTACATTATAATTAGCCACTTGCTATAAAAATTAAAACATTTTCTCTATATTACCTTCTTTTGCCTCGTAAAGCATTAGTTTTTTGTGCTTGTTCCTGTTGTTTTTTATATTCTTCATTTTCAATCTCATTATAAGCAACCCAACCTATCATCTCTTCAATAGTCAAAGTCTCGCATAACTCAGCTACAGTTTTATGTAATGTCTTTGCTAAAGAGAATAGAAACTGCCAATCTTTATTAGCTTTTCAAATCGGCTTTAGCCTCTTTTACCTCCTTATCAGCACCAGAATTAACCATTGTCAATTGTATCTCTTCAAGAATTGATGCTTCAACTTCTCTTCTCAAAGATGCTTTATCTCCATCTTGAAAAAGTCTTACACCATCTTTATCCAATGCTTTTTCTATCATCATCTGTAAAGCATAATCATTTACGTCATCAGAATTACTTTTTTTCTGTATCGCCTCTCGTTCTGCAATAGTTAATGGATGCCAATAAACAGTAAGAATTACCTCATCATCTTGTTTTACATCATGTTTGTAAAGTTGAGAAATGCCAAACTTGTTTTTCAAAAGATCAACTGCTCTAGTCATGTTAATGTATAGCTATCATCATTATACTAAGCGTTGGCAGTAAATTGGCAAGATATTAAGCCTAAGAAATGTGAAGAGTCATCACGTTCTATCGGTGTAACCCCAACTACATCAAGAACTCTTGGAGTACAACTAAATGTATCGGTATAATTAGAAGCATTAACAGAAGTGAGTCCATCAATAACTGCTTCGCCTAATGAAGATAAAGTAGAACTACCTTTTCCTCTTGGAACATAAATATTACATTGAATAACACCAGAATAAAAATCTTGTGATGCACCTTGAGTTTGAGTTGTTGCTTGTGCAAAATCAACAGACATAACAATATATTTTTTAGTTTTCCCAGGAGTTTTATAAACCATATTGTCGTAAACCATTTCAACAGTAGCGTCTACTGCTGCAACTGCATCTGTTACTGCTTTCTCAAAAGCTGCTCTGGTGTTAACTAAAGTCATGGATTAGTGTAATCAACAAATACATCATCAGCACCACCAAATAAACCAACACCTTTTAGTTCTCTTACATTATCTTTAGATTCATATTTCACTCCAGAACCATAAGTACCAACAGCTAATTTTGGTTTTTTGTCTGTAAACACTTGGTTAATTAATTTTCCTAATTTTCCTTGCACATATTGAGGTACTTCACTTCTTGGAGATGCCAAAGCTCTAGCTGCATATTCTGATCTATTTCCAACAAATACTTTTGAAAAAGGCTTGAAATTAAATGAAAGAGTATCAAGAAATCTAGGTTCAACTACTGCTCCTGAAGCTTCTACACCCATTCTTGATGGTTTAATATTACTCCAAGGAGCAAATTCTTTTCTAGATTGATCTGGTCTAGGTCTTTGTGTACTTGCTGTCCAACTAGAAGCAAAAAAACCAGTATCAACAGGACTATTTTGTTTTGTAGATAAATCAGTAATAATTGCTCGTACTAAAATATTTAAATCTCTTTCTAAATTTCCTTCTAAATCTTTAGCAATTCTATCTATATTTTTAGTAAAAGGTTTAGGTTTAGCCATTAGAACCTCACTAATAAAGTAAACAAGTAAGTCTGTCCACCTTGTCTTGTATCTATATTAACTATCTGTCCTACTCTTGTAGATCCAGCATAAGTTAATGTAACTTCATCTTGAAAATCAGGTTGATTATCTCCAATCAAATCAGGTGTTATATAAACCTTTGCTTCTCTTCTTTCTCTACCATCATCTTCAGTAGAAATAACAAACTCAACAGGAGCTTTGATACTATAAGTCGTATCGCTTGTAGTATATGCACCTGTAGCTGTGTTATAACTTCCAGATGCTTTTCTTGTATAAACAATAGAAGAATCAAAAGAAGATCCAAGATCAGCTACAACCTGTTTTGCGATCTGCTTAAATGCTGAGTCTAACTGTCCTGCCATTATCCTCTAACCACCCTAAGTTGGAAACTACCTGCTCCACCAAGCATATATGCTCCAAGATAACTCTGTAACCACGGATAAACATCAAGAATATTATTTATAGATCCAGTTCCCTGACTATCAGTATTATATTTGACCTGTATATCTCCTAATTTTACTTCAGAAAAATTACCATCTTTACCAGTAGTACCAGTAATAGCATCAGTATCATTTGCCAATGCTCTGGCTAATTCATATTGTGCATATTTAATATTATTTGGAATTGTTGTACAAGCTAATTCAACTCCATCAACTTGGTAATTTGTTCTTGGAAATTTAAGTGCCTGACTTTCATCACATCTATCGCCATAAAAAACCAAAGTATCAATCCATCTTGTAGCTGATATTAATGCTCTTTTTTTCTGGTCATCTGTTTTGTTTGTCCAAGTTGAAGAATCTGGAGAAGTATCAAAGTAATCGTTAGATTCAGATAAAGTGACATAGCTATTAGCAGTTTCACTTTTTATAGTTGCATTTATG